GCGTACCCGGGCACCCACAGCGGCCGATCTTGGGCGTCTTTTTTCTTTTTGAGTTCTCGAAGCACCGCATCGTGGAACATGAAGATCGCGTTTCTCCGGTAGGACGGATCAACGCTGTGCTCCAGCTCCACCAACTCGGTGAAGTCGATGTCGGTGGCGGACGCAGCCGTCACTCCGGCCGTGGCAGCCGTCACGATGCCGTTGGGCTGGCCGGAGCCGGTCCCGGTGGTGTAGTGCTCGTTCGTGGCTCGGGCGAGGCGAGTCCCGAGTGCCCGCGCCAGGAACGCATTCAGGTCGAACGCGCTGTCCTGGAGGAGCTGGAACGACACGCGCACCAGCTTGGAGGTGTACATATACACCGGGAGCTGGACTTGGCCGAAGGTCACGTCCTTCTCGCTCACCTGGGTGTTTTCGTTCAGGATCGCACCCTTGTTGGTGGTGTCGTTGGTGGTCGGAATCAGCATGTTGGCGCCGCTGTCGGTCGTAAAGACATTGGCGGCCAGTCGCATCCCGCCGTAGGCCAGCATGGCCTCGATCAGTTGCCGCCGGAACTCTTCTGGCACCAGGTAACCACCGGCCGAATCGGTCCCTACTCCCTGTGCGGCCTGGATGTAGCGGGCCTCCATGAAGCTCCGCTCCTGATCGGAGAGTGCCTGCATGCCGCACCGGACATACTTGCCGAAGACCTCCATTTCGTGGAGCTGTTCATCAACCACCTTCTGCACGGAAACGCCCCGTTCCTCGGCTTTCCGCTCCGCCAGCGCCAGAAGTTCTGCTGCCTCCCTCTCGGCACGCTCCATGCGGTCGATGCGCTCCTTGAGTCGGTCGGCCTCGGCCATCAGCTCATCGAACTTCGCGGTGTCCTCGTCGGACACATCCTCTTTGTTGATGATTGCGCGGGCCTCTTCCACCAGCGCTACCCGTTGCTGCCTCAGTTCCTTAATGTCGGTCACGTTGTATCCCATTTCGGTCTCCTTTCTCTTGGTCCCTAGCTATCGGCTTCTGCCAGCCGAAGCATCCGTTCCATTCTGGCCATCCTCCTGCGCATGGCGTCCGAATCCGATACGGATTCCTGGCCTAGCGCGTTCCGAAAAATGCTTAGATCGAAATTTTTCAACGCCTTGGCATCCTCTCCTCCGACAATGGCATCCGCGAACCCAACCTCAACGGCCTCGCGTGCGGTCCACCACGTCTCCGAACGCATGAGCCCGCGTGCGTCTTCAGCCGTCACGCCGAGGCGGGCCGCGTATGCCTCCGCCATGTTCGCAGCCACCTTTTCCAGAACTTCCTGGGTCTTCCGATGCTCGTCAGCATCCCCTATGGTGATCGCCCATGGATCGTGAATCATGACCATGGCCGCGTCAGCGATAACAATCTCGTCACCAGCCAGCGCAATGTAACTGGCGATGCTGGCCGCCAGCCCCTCGATATGCGTAACGACCTTGGCTGGGTGCATCCTGAGTGCGTTGTGGATGGTCGAGCCGTCGAAGACGTTCCCGCCGGGGCTGTTGATGTGCAGGCGAATGGTGCTCGCCTTGACTGCGTTCAACTCTCTGACGAATTGCTCGGCCTGGACGCCAAGCCACGAGATCTCGTCATAGATCCATACATCCGCCTCGCTGCCGGCGGACGCCTCGATCCGATACCAGTCCTGCGGATTACTCCGCATCTTCAGGACGATCATTCTGGTCACTCCCGTTCTGCGCCGTGATGTCCTTCAGGCGCATCATGTTGGTCTGTAGGAAAAGGTCGTCTCCGCCTTCATGCGGGTCCAGATTCTCCAGCTTGCGCACCTCGTTGGGGGTGATCCACCCGTTCTGGATGCCGCTGGCGTAATATTCCGCCCGCGTCTTGGTATCCCCGCGCAGAAGCCCGTCCAGGTTGAACTCGGCGTAGTATTGCCCTGTGAAGAGCTTCCGATTAACCTCCTGCTCGATCCGCTCAAGCCATGGGCGAATAGTGTATTGGACGAACGCAATGGTGAGCTGTTCAATCCCGGACCCCCACGACGTAGTCTTGTCCGTCTCGCCAACCATGTGGGGCGGCACGCCGAAGATGCGGCAGATGTCGGCCACCTGGAATCGGCGCTGCTCGAGGAGCTGGGCATCCACCGGGTTGATCTGCATGGGCTTCCAGCTCATGCCCTTGTCCAGGAATACGGTGCGGCCGGCGTTTTGTGGGCCGCCATGGGCCGAGTCGAATTGACTGCGGAGGCGCTTCAGGGCTTCCGGGCTCAGGGCCGCGTCCACCTCCACCACGCCGCTCGCGCGGATGCCCTTGCCGGCGATGGAGCCCATGGTGGAATCAAGCGCCATGCTGAGGCCGACGGCCTGCGTGCAGACGGCTGAAATGACGCTCATGCCCTTGACACCATCGAACCCAAGCCCTGGGATATGCAGAATGTCCCTGGCGAAGACCACCTCCTGCTCACCGCCTGGAGACAAGCTGAAGCGATAGGCGAGCTTGCCGTCCACATCCAATATCTCAACAGATTCCGGACGAAGCGGGATGATTTGTGCCGGGAATCCGTTGTTGTACCACCTGACGAGAGCGTAGGCGTTGCCGTCGAGCAGGAGGGACGCCGAGACGAACTCCCAGAACGTGAAGGCGGTCATGGCCGGGTTGGGCTCGTCGTGAAGGAGCTTGTAAGCCGGATGCGTCCTGGCTACCTCACGGCGCTCACCGTTTTGCCGATACGTGACGCATGGAAGCGACGCGATGGTCCCGGCGATCAGGTTCACACATCGCCAGACGGTACTTACCTGCATCGCGCCACGCTTGGTCACCACCTGTACCGTCGGGTCGTAGTAGATGTCGGTGTCCAGCGAATAGAGCGGAGTGCTCGGGTTCTCCGGGCTGCGGGACCATAGCCGCTTAATTGTGTCGATCAATCCCATATGCCGTCCATTTCATAGATGCTTGGGCCGTCCACGGCTGGCTCGCCCACGACGGCGCCGTTGAGTGCCATCGCGAGGGCCACGATGCCGTCAATCCTTCCGGTGGATTTCACCTTGTCGAATTTACGGTTCCCGGCCGGGTCCTTTTGCACGCGGCAGGATGCGGCGCAGTATGTCAGTACGGGATGCCCCCCATGCCGGAGACGCCCCTGTAACAACAAATCCTCCAGAACCTCCACGGCCGGGTTCATGTCACGGTAGCCCTGCCCGTGAGGGATCAGTCGTAACCCTCCGGTGAGTGGATCGTCCTTTCCCTCAACCCACGTCTGGACTCCGATGCGGTCCAGCTCTCGGCGTAGATCGTCGATCCGCCAGCGGTCGAACTTAATGCCGGCAATCCGATATTGAGACGCGAGTTGAGCGATGCGTTCCGCCACCCACCCATAGTCCACGGTCCTGCCGGGGGTCGTCTCGATGAATCCCTGCTTCCTCCACGTCCAATACGGCACGCGCTCATGCGCCTCACGCTCCTTCAGCCCCTCTTCCGGGCACCAGAAATAGGGCCTTACGTGGATTGCACCATCGGCCCCCTGCGCCACCAGGACCATGGCCGTGAGGTCGTTCTTCGCACTCAAGTCCAATCCGGCGTAGGCCGGTTCATCATCAAAGACGGACATGTCCGGCTCGCCGGCATTGGCCGTCCAGACCTCAGGGGAAATGAAAAGCTCTGCGGCGGCAACCCGTTGGTTGAGATACAGGTTTCGGAACGCGGCTTCGGCGCCAGGCAGATGCTTGGCTCTTTCCGCGTACTCTCGCATCTCGTCCAGGCTGCGAAAGTCACCCAGGGCCGGGTTGGCCAGTTTCCACGCCTCCTCGTCGAAAAGGTCTGCATCCGTGGGTGTCTCGTAGAGAAACAGCTTGAAGGTCGGGTCGTCGATTTCTCCGCTCTTGACGCGCTTCCCGTAGTCTATCAACTCCGACAGCACGGCGAAGTCGTTGTCCGCCTGCGTGCTGAACACCCACACCAAGGGCTCGGCGTGAGCGCCCCTGCTGGTCATCATCACGTCGTACAGCTCACGGTCCGCGCCGAACTGAGCCAGCTCGTCAAAGGCGATGAAGCTGGACGACTTGCCATGCTTGCCGCGAGTTTCGGAAGATAGGGCCTGGAAGTCAGAACCGGATATGGGGTCCACGATGCGCTTTCGGCTCTCAACCACCTTGAGCCGTGACGACAGCTCATCGTCCATGTAAACCATCTGCGCCATGTAGCGGAAAAGGATGCCAGCCTGCTCCCGGTCGAACGCCACGGAATAGAGCTGCCCATTTCGGATGGCCTCCGGCCCGCAAAGGTGGGCCAAGCACAAAGCAGCGACCAGGGCCGTCTTGCCGTTTTTTCGTGCCATGGAAAGGACGGCCTGGCGCACCTGGCGGCGCCCATCCTCCCGCGCCGGTGCATAGGTTTCGATGATGAGCTCCCTTTGCCAGTCGCGCAAAACAAATGGCCTCCCCACGTCGGACCCGTCGGGGAGGCTCAACGTCTCGATGAATTGGATAATTCTCTCGGCGCGCTCAATGTTCCACATCACTCACCAAACAGGAGCCCGGCGCGCTTTGATTTGGGCTTCATGGATTCGTTCTTGGTCGGCTTGGTTCGCCAAAGTTTGGTGGCCAATTGCGCCATCTGGCCGATACATCGGTGCTGAACCGCCACGTATGGGTTCTCCTTCGATGCCCCATTGACATGCACCACCGGCCCCTGGCGCTTGATCTCGCGCGTAGCCAGCTTGTGGAGCGCCGCTGCCTCACAGTAAGCCCGCAGCATCTCCAAGTCGGCCCGCGTGAACCGGTCCGGCGGCGTATGCTCCATGATCTCCACCCAGATCTGGCGCGCAGCCGGCGTCATGCCTCTGGGCGGCTCAATTGGCTCCGTTGAACTCTCACCGGACCTGGCGCCTCCGGCCATCACCTCTAGCGCCGGCCTCGGTCCTCGTTTTCCCATTCAGCTCGACCTCGTTTTTCCAGAAAACTGCACGCGCGGGGGC